CTTATTCCTGACCCAGAAGCTAAAGCTAAAGCACAGCTAGAACTTACTACTATGGCTCAAAAGGGTGAGTTAGCTAGGATGGCTAATGAGACTGAGTTATTTAAATCAGAACAAGACAATTTATCGCAGCGTCACACGGCAGACATGGGAAGCGATAGTTGGCTTTCTAAAAACATACGCCCATTTACGCTTATAGCCATTCTAACGGGTTATTTTGTGTTTGCTCTTATGTCTGCCTTTGACCTTGATACAAATGCTGCATACGTCGAATTATTGGGTCAGTGGGGCATGCTTATTATGAGCTTCTACTTTGGTGGTCGTACACTAGAAAAGATTATTGATTTAAGGAAAAAACTATGACCTTTCGACTTTCTAAACGGTCACACGAAAGACTTATTGGCGTTAATAAAGAATTAGTACAAATTGTTAATCTTGCAATTGGTAAGTCTAAAGTTGACTTCGGTGTATCAGAAGGTTTACGTTCTGTAGAAAGACAAAGGGAACTTGTGGAGCAAGGTGCAAGTCAGACAATGAAAAGCATGCACATTACTGGTAGGGCTGTTGATTTGGTAGCCTACATTGGCCCTAAAGTTTGCTGGGAACTTAATGTGTACGATGATGTAGCGGAAGCTATGCGAGAAGCGGCTTGTGAATTACAAGTGCCTGTACGTTGGGGTGCTGCATGGAATATTGATGACATTACAAAATGGGAAGGCACAATGGAAGAAGCCATGAACCATTACATTGACACACGCCGTAAGGAAGGACGGAGGCCATTTATTGATGCGCCACACTTTGAAATATGAAATTTATTATTATTTTATTCACGTTCCTTTCTCCGGGCGTTTTGCAAGTGCAAGGAGAAAAGACAGTAGAAACTATGCAGGAATGTGTAGAGGAGGCATATAAAATTAACACTGATGGTAATGTCCCTTTTAACGCTGCCTGTGTTCCAGCAAAAGGAGGTATGATATGAGTGAACGTGACCCACGACTAAAACGTGCAGGAGTGTCTGGATTTAATAAGCCAAAACGTACCCCTAACCATCCTAAAAAATCGCACATTGTTGTAGCTAAAGAAGGCGAAAAAATTAAGACCATTCGTTTTGGTGAACAAGGTGCTTCTACTGCAGGCAAACCTAAAGCTGGTGAATCTGAGCGCATGAAAAATAAACGCGCTAGTTTTAAAGCACGGCATGGACGTAATATTGCTAAAGGTAAAATGTCAGCAGCTTATTGGGCTGATAAGGTGAAATGGTAATGAAGCCCGGTTTATATGCAAACATCCATGCAAAACGTAAACGCATTAAAGAAGGAAGTAAAGAAAAAATGCGTAAGCCGGGAAGCAAGGGTGCTCCTACTAACAAAGCTTTTAAAGAGTCAGCTAAAACAGCTAAAAGGAAAAAAGCTTGAGCGATAAAGATTTAATTAAGCAAGCTGCAGAGGCTGATTTGCTTACATTTATTAAATTAGTAGCGCCACACAGGGTGCTAGGTGCTGTGCACGAAGAGTTGTGTTATTGGTGGCAACGAGATGATGCTAAAGATAACCAGCTTGTATTGTTGCCACGTGACCACCAAAAAAGTGCAATGATTGCGTACAGAGTAGCATGGTGGATAACTAAGCATCCTGAAACAACTGTGTTGTACGTGTCAGCTACAGCTAACCTTGCAGAAAAACAACTTAAAGCAATTAAAGATATTTTGACAAGTGACATTTATAGATTTTACTGGTCAGATATGGTGAATGAGTTTGAAGGTAAACGTGAACGTTGGGCAGTAGATGAAATAAGTGTAGACCACCCTAAACGTAAAGCAGAAGGCGTGCGTGACGCCACTGTTAAAGCCGCTGGTATCACTGCTAACGTAACAGGGCTACACTGTAACATTGCTGTGCTAGATGACGTTGTAGTGCCTGACAATGCCTACTCTAATTCAGGCAGAGAACAAGTGAGGGCATTTTATTCTCAGTTGTCATCTATTGAGTCTACTGGTGCAAAAGAATGGGCTGTGGGCACTCGCTATCATCCGGGTGATTTGTACAAAGATATGATGGACATGACTGAAAGCTATTACGATGACGATAGTGACGAAGAAATTGAACAACAAGTGTACGAAACATTTGAACGCACTGTAGAAACAAATGGTGAATTTCTTTGGCCTAAACAACGCAGAACTGATGGAAAAGCATTCGGTTTTGACTCAAAAGAACTAGCTAGAAAAAAAGCTAAATACTTGGATGTCACTCAATTTTACGCACAATATTACAACAACCCTAACGCTGTAGAAACACAGCTTATTGACAAAAGCAGATTTTTATATTATAATAAAGAACAAATTGATAACGTTAGTGGGGCGTGGTATTTAGGAGACAAACTCTTACATGTATACGCATCTATGGACTTTGCATATTCTGTAAGTAATAGTGCTGACTACACTGTTATTTCTGTATTAGGAGTAGATGAAGATAGTAACTATTATGTTTTAGATTTAGATAGGTTTAAAACTAATAAGATAAGCGTAATGTATGATAGAGTAGAAGCAGTGTATAGAAAATGGAGATTTAAAAAGTTAAGGTGTGAAGTGGTAGCTGCACAAAAACTCATTGTATCTCAGTTTAAAGAGTACATGCGTGGACAACAAATTGTATTTAGCATTGATGAATACAACCCCCCACGTAACATGAGCAAGGCAGAGCGCATTGCAGCTATCTTAGAGCCACGTTACAGTAATGGTCAGATATGGCATTATAAAGGTGGTAATTGTCAAATATTGGAAGAAGAACTTATTTTAAACAATCCTGAACACGACGACGTAAAAGATGCTGTAGCAGCATGTGTAGAAATATGTAAAGCTCCTATTACTTCTCGCACATGGAATAAACGAGGTAATGTCATTCCTTTTAATTCTAGATTTGGTGGTGTAGCAATATGAATGAAAATATTCAAAGCGGTTTAACTGAAGACCAATTGGCTAATAAAATTAGCGATTTATGGGTACGATGGAACGATGCTCGTGATGAGTGGCGCGAAAGCACACAAGAATTACGTCAATATTTATTTGCTACAGATAGTCGCAAAACAAGTAATAGCAAGTTGCCGTGGAAAAACTCTACAGTTACACCTAAACTTACTCAAATACGGGATAACTTACATGCTAACTATTTAGCTGCATTGTTTCCTTCAGAGACATGGTTTACTTGGGAAGCTGTAGATAAAGATGAAGAGCTATATGCTAAACGTAGAGCTATTGTTAATTATTTAAAACAAAAACTAAAAGCATCTAATTTTCAATTACTAGTATCAAAATTAGTATATGATTATATAGACTTTGGTAATGTGTTTGTTACGTATGACTATGTACGAGATATTATAGAATCTACTGATGGTCAAATTATATCTAAGTATGTAGGGCCAAAAGCCTATCGCATTAATCCTAATGACATTGTATTTAATCCAGTGAGCGAATCGTTTTCTAAAACGCCTGTAATTCGCAGGATGTTAAAGTCTATTGGCGATTTAATTACTGACGTTGATACCAAACCTGCGTTAAACTATAACAAAGGCACGTTAAATAAAGCACTGCAATTTAGGCAAAACTATAGGGATGACCCTGAGTTTAAAAAAGAAATTAACTTGGCTATTGATGGATTTGGTAGTCTTGATGAATATTTAGATAGTGACATGGTAGAATTGCTTGAATTTTGGGGAGACATTTATGACCCTGAAACAAAGCAAATGCTGCGTAATCAACTCATCACTGTTATTGACCGTAAATGGATTTTGCGTAATCAGCCTAATCCGTTATGGACAGGAGAGAAACCCATTCATCACTGTGGTTGGAGATTGCGTACAGACAATTTGTGGGCACAAGGGCCGTTAGACCAACTGGTTGGTATGCAATATCGTATCGACCATTTAGAAAACCTTAAGGCAGACGTATTTGACCTTATTGCATATCCTGTAATTAAGGTACGGAACTACAGTTGAAGAGTTTGAATATGAACCCGGAGCTACCGTGTTTGTAGGTGATGAAGGTGACGTAGACTTTATGCGCCCTGATGCTACTGCACTACAAGCAGACCTACA